CAAAATTCGTTTTTCAAAGTTTGTCTTTTGCTGACTTTAGGAGGTGATGTTAATGCCCAGGAAAGCAAAATCAATCGGACTTCATCTGGTCGAAGGTAACAAATCAAATCTTACCAAAAAAGAAATTGAAAAGAGAAAAAAGAATGAAGAAAAATTAACTCCTAAGTCAGATAACATAAAAAGACCTAAGTGGTTGAAGCATGATACAGTTGCCCAGAGGGAATGGAGAAAGATAGTTCCGGAATTAAAACGTTTGGGTTTACTTACTAACATAGACACAACTGCTCTGGCAATTTATTGCGAAGCAGTTTCAAAATATGTAGAGGCGGTTGAGAATATTAAAGAAAATGGATCGCTGGTTGAGTATACCAACACCGCAGGGGAAACTAACATGGTTAAAAACCCAGCTATTCATGTCAAAGAAAAGCATTACAAAATTATTAAAGATATGCTAAAAGAGTTCGGACTAACACCGGCCTCCCGGGCTAGTCTGGCAATCAACCTCGAAGGGGATGATGACAAAGCTGAAGATGATGAATTCAGTGACATATAGAAAGCCGTGATGTTGTATGAAACTCAAAGAGATATTAATTGAGTATTGTAACCAAATAATAAATGGCGAAGTTATTGCATGTCAAAAACATAAACAGGCCTGTCAGCGTTTTTTGAATGATGTAGAACGCGAGGACACAGAGGATTTTCCGTATATCTTTGATAATGACAAAGCTATGCGGTTTTTTAAGTTTATGAGAAAGTTCAAACATACGAAAGGCGTTCTTGCTGGACAACATAAGGAACCGGCACCTATAGAATTGTTTAATTTTGGCAATATCTATGGCTGGTATCATATAGAGACTGGTTATAGAAGATTTAGGAAAGCGTACTGGCAAGTGGCCAGAAAAAATGCAAAGTCACAAGATTTAGCAATTGCCGGGTTATATGAAACAGCTGCCTTGGGTATCAATGCTAGTGAAGTTTATATTGGTGCTTCAAAAAAGGATCAGGCAAAGATAGTTTGGAATGAAGCTGATCTAATATATCCTCAGAGTGATTTTGCAGATAGATTTGAAACTAAGTATGGGAAAATTATTCATTCAAAGTCAAATTCATTTATGAAGGCTTTAAGTAAAGAGGATCAAAAAACTGGCGATGGCCTTAATCCTCAATGTGGAATTATAGATGAATATCATGCCCACAAAACTTCTGAGATTTACGATATTTTGGCTTCCGGGATGGGTGCGAGAAGACAGCCGTTATTAATTATTATAACTACAGCTGGTTTTGAAATATCTAATCCGTGCTACAGGGTGGAATATCAATATGTATCAGATATATTAAACCCGGACCATCCAGTCAATAACGATAAATACTATGTTATGATAAATGAACTTGACAAGAATGAAGAAGGGGAATTAATTGACAATATAAAAGATCCTAAAGTTTGGGAGAAAGCAAATCCGATACTAGCAAGTTATGAAGAAGGCCGGCAGTATTTAAAAGATGAAATGCAGGCTGCTTTAGATGTCCCTGAAAAGAAAGTAAATTTTCTCACTAAAAATATGAATGTATGGGTTAACGCCAAAGAAAATGGATATATGCAATTAGGGAAATGGAAAAGTTGCGAAAGAAAACATTTTCCATATTTATCAGAAGCTATAGTTTTTGTTGGAGTTGACTTGTCATCAAAATTGGACTTAACATCAGTTGGTTTTGTATTTCTTTTACCCTCAGGGGATTATGTGATTAAAGGGCATTCATTTATGCCTGAAAATAGATTAGAAGAAAAAACAAAAACAGATAAAATTCCATATGGATTGTGGGTAGAATCGAATTGGATAACTCTTACTGATGGAGATGTTGTCGATTATAGATACATACAAAATTATATAATAGAGCAAGAAGAACAGGCTGAATGGAGCATACATGAAATTTGTTTTGATCCCTATAATGCAACTCAGTTTTCTCAGGAAATAGCTGACTATGGTTATGAAATGGTTGAAATAAGGCAGGGATACAAAACATTAAGCGAACCAACCAAAGATTTTAGAGCTCAGGTTTATAGAAAAAAAGTAATACATGATGGCAACCCGGTTATTTCTTGGGCTATCGGAAATGCCGTTACCAGGCAGGACCATAACGATAACCTTATGCTTGACAAAGATAAATCAACACAACGAATTGACCCGATAGCATCTATTGTTAATGCTCACGTAAGAGCTGTTGTAAGCGAACCACCTAAAAAGTCAGTATATGAGGAAAGAGGCGTAAGAACTCTATAGAGAGGGTGATCTTAATGTGAATATAGATTTAAATGATATTATATTTTTTATAGGTTTGGCATCATTTTCATACGGACTTTGGTTATTCAACCCCGCAATCAGCTTTATTGCTACCGGGGTTATTTTTATGTCAGTTGGATATTTGAGAGCAGGTGGTGATTAATGGGTATAATTTCAAGCATTAAAGAAAACAGAAGCACATTGAAAAACCCGCGCAAGTGGCTAGTTGACTTTTTTCGGGGTGGAACTGAAACATATGCCGGGAAAAGAGTAGATGAAGAAAAAGCAATGGAAGTCAGTGCAGTATTTGCCTGTGTAGACAGACTTTCATCAGCTATGGCTGCTTTACCCTTGCAGGTTTACAAAGACACTGAAAAAGGGAGAGAAAAAGCTAGAAATCACTTTGCGTATTCTCTATTACATGAACAGCCTAACGATGAGTTAACAAGTTTTACTTTCAGACAATTACAAATGGCCCATTTACTTCTTTGGGGTAACTCATATGCAGAAATTGAGAGAGATAACGCAAATAGGGCAAAAAAATTACATCCCTTACCTCCGTGGAAGGTCGAGCCTAAGAAAGATGACAGCAGGGGCCTTTATTATGAGTTAATGGTCGACGGGAAGAAGCGAACACTATACCAGGACCAGGTGCTACACATACGGAGCCTGGGCTTAGACGGGCTCAAAGGACTTAGCCGTATAGCCATGGCAAGGCAGGCAGTAGGCTTAAGCATGGCAACTGAGGAATATGGAGCCAGATTTTTTGGCAATGGAGCTCACCCTGGAGGGATAGTGGAATATCCAGAAACCCTTTCAGATGAAGCATATGATAGATATAAAAAGGATATGCGGCAGAAGTATGAAGGATTAAGCAAAGCTCACCGTTTAATGCTGCTTGAAGAGGGAATGAAGTACCACCAAACCGGAATTCCACCGGAAGACAGCCAGTTCTTGGAGACAAGAAAGTTTCAGTTAACAGAGATAGCCAGAATATATAATGTTCCACTTCATTTACTCCAGCAACATGAAAAATCTACAAGTTGGGGTACCGGTATTGAAGAAATGAACATTGGCTTTGTTGTCTTTTCACTTACACCTTATCTGGTGAACTGGGAGCAGGAATTGGACAAGAAAGTTGTAACCACAAAAGGCCATTATGCCGAACATAATGTAGAAGGACTGCTCAGGGGAGACAGCGAATCACGGGCAGAATTTTACAACACCATGTTTAACATTGGTGCTTATTCAATTAATGACATTAGAGAAAAAGAAAACGAAAACGAGATAGGACCGGCCGGCAATGTTCATTATGTACCACTCAACATGATACCGGCAGAAGAAGCGACAAATATTGAAGCAGGAGACGACGAAAATAATAACCGTTACAAAAAAGCATTAAAAGAATTTAGAGCCAGACGCTCAGCAACCAAAAGAAGAAATATCCGGGATCGTTACAAAAGTAAAGTTAGAAATGCAGCAGAAAAAGTTGTTGGCAAAGAGATTAAAGCAATTAGAAAAATACTTGAACAGGAATTAAGGAATGAACAAAATTTCCGTGATAAAATAGTCAGCTTTTATGATGAGTTCCCAGATGAAATTCAGAATGAAATGCGACCAGTTTTAAAAAATATGGCAGATGACATTGCAGCAGAAGCAGCCAGCGAAATTAACCTTGAAGATTATAGTATTAATGATTTCTTTGAAGATTACATGACAGCAATGGCTGGAGGATATACAGGATATTCGAGAGGGCAATTACTTGCACTTATGGATGAAGCAGTTGAGAAAAATAAAAATGCTGCAGATTTAATTGAAGAAAGACTGGAGAACTGGGAAGAAAAACGTGTAGAAAAAGTTACTACACAGCAGACAGTCAAAGTTGAAGGAGCAATATCAAGAACAGTATTTGCAGCAGGTGGTATTACTAAATTAGTCTGGATTGCAAATCCTGGAGCTTGTGAAATATGCCAGGAGATGGATGGAGCTGTGGTTGGCATTGAGCAGAATTTTCTTGGCACAGATGAAACCATACAGAAAAAAGGCGGCTATTCAGCAAGTGGACCAAAGTCACACCCGCCGTTACATCAGTCTTGCTTGTGTTCCATATCTCCCCAATAGGAGGTGATGATAATTGAAAAATAAAGAAGTTAGAATGATAACGACAAATATTAAAACCAGGCAAACCGAAGAAGAAAAAAACAAAGTGTCAGGGCTTGGGCTTGTATATGAAGAAGAAGCTGAATTGTTTCCCGGGTTTATAGAGACAATTCGCAAAGATGCCTTCAAAGAAAGCGTCGAACGAAATAGGAATAGACCAATAAAATCATACTTCAATCATGACCCTTCAAGTGTTCTTGCAACAACAGTAAGCGAACCTCCATTGCTAGTTGAGAACAGAGATGAGGGAATTTTTTATGAGGCAGAAATCCCTGACACTACTTATGGAAAAGATTTAAAAATTAATCTTTCTCGAAAAAATGTACAGGGTTCCTCCTTTTCCTTTGGTGTTGATGATGAGAACACATGGGAAGATGAAGATGGAAATGTTCACCGGGAAATACTGCAAGGCGAAATATACGAACTTGGCCCGGTTACTGACCCAGCATATTTGCAAGCAGAAGCGGGGCTCAGGTCTGCTGAAAAGACTCTTGAAAAATACAGGGAGAAAGCAAAGCAAAGCAAAAAATCTAAAATATTTATTATGAGAAAACGGCTTGAATTAAAGTCAAAATTATATTAAGGAGTTGAAATCACAATGACTATTAAAAAGTTACGCAAAAAGCTAAAGAAACTGAAAGAAGAAAGATTTGCACTTGTCAAAAAGGCACGGAAAATACTAGACACCGCAGATGAAGAAGATCGTTCTATGACTACTGATGAAAATAAGAAATATGAAAAAATCAATGAAGATATTGACTG